GGACAGCTGTCCGTGACCAAACCTGCGAAAGCCATGGCCATGTGGCGATCGGCCGATCCTAAAATTGCCCAGTCGACGAGGTTTTTCATTTGGTTCCAAGCCTTACGGTTACAGGCCCAAGCGTATCCGGGGTGCCAAAATCCGTACTTGTCATTTTTCATGTAAGGCTTTCCGCTCCCTCGGTACATGAATCCAAAACTCTTATCAACCTTTATGGGTTCTCCGTTTGGCCCAAAGTTTATCACTGAATGAAACATCTGGACCACGTCGTCACTCTGAAGTTTGTCGATAGTGTCCGAGACCCAATTTTCATTCAAAAATGAAATGTCCGCATCGATCCACGATACATATTTCCAATTCTTCGGGAGACCTTTTATTGCTATATTTATCAAGTTTTCCTTGATCCACAGAGAACACCCAGTTTCGACCTTTACATGTTCCCAGACCCCCTTTATTTTTCCGAGAGGGGCAGGTCCGGGGCATTCTGAGACGACAATTCGTATCCTAGAGTCTGCACGAATTCTGTCTATAAATTCAAGAAAGAGTTGACGGCGCCGCTTGAACGCACAAAAGTTAAAGTATGGGAGTATGACGTAAAGCTGGTCATCGGGTTGACAACACTTCATTTATTATACCTGTTTATTATTTAAAGGTTGTCTTCTCTTAAATGACACAATGGCGCTCAATGTTACCAAGCTTCTTCCGACAGCAATTCTTCCAGTCCGAGCCACGGGGGGTGCGGCTGGCTACGACTTATTCAGCACTGACAACTATGTTGTCCTCCCTGGCCGTCGTGTGGTCATATCCACCGGCATCTCAGTACAACTCCCGCCAGGAACTTACGGACGTATTGCACCACGCTCTGGACTCGCCGTAAAGCACGGACTTGACACACTCGCGGGCGTCATAGATCCAGACTATACAGGGGAGGTTAAGGTGGTTCTCCAGAACCTAGATACCCAACAACCTTTTGTTATTCGCCCGGGCTACCGGATCGCTCAACTCATCCTCGAAAATTTCACAACTGCAGAGGTTGTTGAGGTTTAGAGACAACACGTGCTTATAAAAAAAGAAATGACAGCCTTCCAAGCAGTTGCTTGGGACGGTCAAGACCAGGACGACCAATTTACGATCCGTATTTTTGGTCGATCTGAAAATGGAAAATCTGTTTCGCTCGGAACAAAATTCAACCCGTACTTTTACATCAAGCCTCCACCGGGCCAGTCTAGCTCGACTCGCTCGTTCGTAAAGACGCAATTCTGGCGGGGCCTCGTTTCGTGTGAACGCAAGGATGGCAAGGATCTCTGGGGGTTTCAAAATGGTGAGCTTTCAGTGTTTTTGAGGGTCGAGTTTAAAAGTCACAAGGCTCTGAGAAATTGCGTTTGGTGCATCGATAACAACAAGCACCAAGAGCTTCGGGGTTGTCGAGTCTACGAGAGCAATATCGACCCGGTCCTTCGGTTCATGCACTGCTCGGGCATTCGCTCGACCGGGTGGATCAACCCGGGGTTGTGTGAGCCCGACGCAGAGTCGACGTGTGAAATCAACCTCTGGTCTCCCAACTGGAGACTCATAGAGTCTTTGGACCGTGACGACTTTGCACCGCTCCGCATCATGTCCTTCGATATCGAAGCCTACTCGAGCACGGGCAACTTTCCGGACCCTAAGATTAAAGGTGACGTCGTTTTCCAAATTGGAATGACTATCCGTGAGTTTGGCAAGGAGGGGTATCTAGACCGTAAGTGCCTCTGTCTCAAACAGACGGATGCGGCCGATTGTGAGAGCTTTGAGACTGAGCGGGACCTTTTGCGGGCGTTCGAGAGGTACCTGATTTCTATGGACCCTGACATTATCACGGGTTGGAACATCTTCGGGTTCGATCTCGAGTTTCTTTTGATTCGAGCGACCGTTCAGTGTGGTCTGAGCCCGGTTTGGGGGCGAGTTCGTGGGGTTGTCATAGAGCTCGTCGAGAAGAATCTGAGTTCGAGCGCTCTCGGCAACAACCAACTCAAGATGGTCCCTATGAAGGGCCGGTACGTCTTTGACCTCTTCCAGGATGTGAAGCGGGAGCACAAGCTCGAGTCGTATTCACTGAACAACGTCTCGAAGCACTTTTTGAAGGATCAGAAGAATGACATGCCCGTCAAGGAGATGTTCAGCCGGTTCAGGGAGGGTGACCCGAAGCGTCTCGGCGAGGTGGCCGATTACTGTATCCAGGATACTGTCCTGCCACACAAGTTGATGGAGAAGCTCTGCCAGATTCAGAACCAAATTGAGATGGCCAAGGCGTGTTGGGTCCCTCTCGCGTTTCTGAGCGAGCGCGGCCAGCAGATTAAGGTTTTCAGTCAGATGGCTTACAAGGCCAAGGAGCTCAATTTCATCATTCCGACATTCAAGTACGGCTCGGGTGGTGGTGAAGGCTACGAGGGGGCGACGGTCCTCGAGGCGCAAGCCGGAGCGTACTACTCTCCAATCACGGCTCTCGATTTTGCGAGTCTGTATCCGAGCATCATGTGCGCCGAGAATCTGTGTTACTCGACGCTCGTCATGGATCCAAAGTACGACAACTTGCCCGGGGTGACCTACGAGACGTTTGGGCCGTACCGGTTTGCCCAATCAGTTCCTTCCCTGCTCCCAGTCATTCTCACGGACCTGAAAGCCTTTCGCAAAAAGGCGAAGAAACTGATGGCCCAATCTGAAGGAACACCTATGGAGGCTGTCTACAACGGTCAGCAATTAGCCTATAAAATATCGATGAATAGTATTTACGGATTTACCGGTGCTTCTAAGGGTATGCTTCCTTGTGTGGCCATCGCGTCGACAGTCACGCTACGAGGCCGTCAGATGATTGAGGAGACGAAGAATTACGTCGAGGCCAACTTTCCAGGATCAAAGGTGAGGTATGGGGATTCTGTGATGCCCGGAACACCAGTTCTCGTACGAGGTCCAGACGGAATTCGAGTCAGGACCATCGAATCTCTTTCAGATACATGGGTCGAATATTCAGGTTTCATCAAGGAGGGAACTGACAAAGAACAGAGCGAGCTCGAAGGTCTAGAAGTATGGACTCATCAAAATTGGCAGCCAATAAAACGCGTCATTCGACACAAGTGTCAAAAAAAGATTTACAGGATTCTTACACATACGGGACTCGCTGACGTTACCGAAGATCACTCGCTACTAGATTCTAATCTGATGCTCCTCAAACCCAAAGACGTTCAGGTTGGACAAAAGCTCTATCATTCTTTTCCAGATAATCTCAATTTTGACAAAGTCTGCTCACCGGAAGAATCTTTCATTTTAGGTATGTTTGTCGGAGATGGTTCGTGTGGATCTTACGATTGCCCGTCTGGCCCCAAGTCGACATGGGGAATAAATAACAAGGATCTCGTACTTCTTGAAAAATGTAAAGAGTATTGTAAGAAAATACATCCTGGGTATGATTTTGTTATCATGGATACTATCGAGAGTTCAGGTGTCTACAAACTGTCTCCTCGTAGAGGATCGATCATTGAACTCGTGAAGTTGTACCGAGATCAATGTTATGATGGACGGGCTAAAAAAATACCAATCAAGGCGTTCGGAAAGAATGCTCAGTATTTCCTTGACGGTCTATGGGCATCTGACGGATGTAGAAAGGATGCGGAGACCACGGGATGTCATCGCATCGATACAAAGAATCAAGTTACTGCGCAATGGTATTATCTGTTCCTGCAGCATATGGGATTCTGCAATATATCACTCAATACTCGTTCTGACAAACCAAATATTTTCCGTTTGACCTGGACAAAGGGAGTACAGAGAAAAGTTCCGGACGCCATCAAAAAGATTGAGGTCCTTCACGAATCGTGGGATGGATACGTCTACGATCTCGAAACCGAAGCTGGAACTTTTCAAGCCGGGGTCGGTTCACTTATCGTCAAAAACACGGACTCGGTCATGGTCGAGTTTGACGTCCAGGGTCGCAAGGGCCAAGATGCCATCGATTACAGCTGGGTCCAGGGCGAACTGGCCGCTGAAGCGTGCACGAAGCTCTTCAAGGCGCCGAACGACCTCGAGCTCGAAAAGGTTTACTGTCCGTACTTTCTGTACAGCAAGAAGCGCTACGCGGCCAAGATGTACGAAAAGAACAAGGACGGAAAGGTTATATTCAAAAAGATTGACGTCAAGGGCCTCCAGGTGGTCCGGCGGGACAGCTGTCCCTTTGTTCGAGCGACTCTCAAGAATCTCATGGAGATGATGCTCGAATCGAGCGATCCTCGTCCTGTCATTGACGCGGCGCGCACGGCGGCCCGAGAACTCATGACAGGAGTTGTTCCTGTCGAGAAGCTCTTGATGAGCAAGCAGTTGGCCGCAGACTACAAGGTGAAGATGGCCCACGTGGAGGTTCGGGACAAGATTCGGGCTCGCGCACCCGGGTCCGAGCCTCAACAAGGGGACAGGGTCTCGTTCGTTATTGTAAAGGGATCTGGAAAAATGTATGAAAAGGCGGAGGATCCTTCGTGGGTCCGCGAGAAGAATATCCCGCTCGATTATCATTACTATTTCACGAACCAGTTCAAGAAACCCGTTCAGGATCTGCTCGAGCCGCTCGTGTCTGCGGACCAAATATTCGACAAACGATTCATGGTCAAGACGGAGAGTTCGACAGAGTTGGATGCACGAAAGGCGTTCTTGGCTCGCTTCGGAGGTGGTTTAAAAGGGTGAGACACTGTATAAACATGGAGCAACGTATCATCGAATTCGTAAGGAATGAGATTGCTCGCCAAAGAGAGCTCGAGAATAGAGTTTTTCTCGCCAAAATTTCAAACTTTTATGATATTCCACTCGAACGTCTTATTAAGGATAGTGGTATAGAATTTCACTTTTGTAAAGGAATAAACAAGAGTCACGAGCAATGTCTAAAAAAGCCAAAAGATAATGGGTACTGTGGATTCCATCAAAAGCAAGCCCCCGGATATAAACCACCCGTGGCTGAAAAACCATCGGCTCCGTGGGACTAAGTTTCGACTTAGAGAAATGGTCCTACATTAATTTAATGTCAAAGGCAGATTTGCTGCTGACGAGTTTGACGCGTTTTTTCGACATTCCCGAAAATAGAGAGAAGCTCCATTCTATCCTGGGAGGAGGTTCCGGGCCTTCACTCAGGAAACTCGAGTGGTTCGTGACAAACTATGCAAAGAATCAGCACGTGTCATACATGGCCCCGAATGGAAAGATGTTTACGGTCCACGTTGCGTACAAATCGAGTCTCGATGGTTACTCGAAGAAGCTGTTCGATCCATTCTGTAGAACGGAACGCATTCAGTTTCAAGGTCTGACGACCACGGTCGCACAGTTAAATTTTATACGCTGGGTCCTCACGAATGGAATAATAGAATATATCAAATATTCGGTAAAGACGCAAACCCTCCCTGAAACTGCAGGAGAGTGTAGCCGTAATAAAACAGGTACAGATTGTATCCCTGGGCCGTCTGCTGTGCATACGTAGGATTGAATGTAAGAGAGAGTGTAGTCGTCTGCGAATTGAGCTTTGAAAAATTAAGATACCCACCCTGATTGTATTCCGTTGGATTTAACCCAAAGGAATACGTGTAGATATTTAAAGAAGGAATTGACAACCTATGATCCATAGGCTGTTTGAACGAGTAGTACAGGGACCCCTGAAAGTTGCTCAGAATGTCTATATTGTTCAGAGTAATCTTTGCATTTTGGATAACGTCGACATATTGCGCCTGACCACTAGATGTCGAAGGAAATGTAAGATTTATGCCCGTAGTTATATATTTAGTTGTATAACCGTAGCTGTACCTGGAATCTGCATAGACGTTACTGGTACTTTCGTAGATACGATTCCTAAAGAACCAGGTCATGAGTGCAATTGGATAACTTGCCGTCAGGTTCACGAGGGGATTATTTGCGCTAAAAGTGATGCCGGCCTCCTTTGAGACGCGATTCACAATGTACTTGAGAGGCGTATGTTGATAGTACAATTTTTCAGAATCTTCAATAAGAATTTCCTCAGTAATTAGTTTTGGATTGAGTATATCTAGTATCTTGCCCGAACTTGTTACCGAGTACGTGCTCCACCAGGAGCTAGGCTGGAACGTGAACCGAACGTAGAGTCTCTGGTTCCACATGGCGCACAGTGGAAAGTAGGGTTTCTTGAGACGTTCGCGCGCCTTGTTGTTTGCGGAATGTCTGCGACAAAAGAAGAATTCCAAAGGAATTACAACGTCACCGCCCGCTGCAAGGTTTGAAGAGGCACCGCCCGCTCGACCGTCATAGGTCCCAAGAGCGACCTGCATCGCAAAGGTTTCGTCGGCATCCAGGAATAACTGATCGCGTATGACGTACCAGTCGTCATAAAGAGTTTCTACGACTGTTTCGTTTACGAGAAGGTCCACCTGTTTAATGAGAGCCCGACCGCCCTGAGGTGAGTAGGCACCTCCGGCGGCAAGGGCCGGGAGCGTACATTTCAGGTACATGTTTGAAAGGAGATGACCGAGTTCGGTCGGTCGAAGCTCGAGCTGAACGACGCTTCCTTGGTAGTAAGGATTCGGTGGCGCAAAAAGTATAGTCCTTTGGTACATGACAAAATTTGAATGCTGTTTATATTCAGGATTCCATTGCGATTTTGTGGTGTCATCCGTAAAAAGGTAGTCTTCCTGTGGTCCTATGGCAAATAGACTCAAGATTGAACCTTGCGAAAATCCTCGACCCTTTGATTCTAGGTATTTTTCTTCAGGGTCCAGAAAGAATCCGAGGCTTTCGTTGAGGTTTCTCAGGGGTGCAGGGTTCACAAACATGATGTTCGAATTCAATTCAACCTTTTCGGTCGTCACAGTCTTTGTGTAAAATGTACCTGGAGTGAATCTGAGTGGAGGCGCGGGCTCATGAATGCGAGAAGGAGCACCCTTGACATAGACCGGTCCGGCATTCGGTGGAATGCTCCCATTTACGGGCACGCACGTCGCAACAGTCACTGGGGAGCCAGGTGAGATATCCAATAATCTGAGAGGTCCGAGTGTCGGAAGTCCCTCTATGATCCACCCGGCCGCAGTCCCTGTCGGTGGAGGGACCGAAAAGTAAAATGAAGGAATATTTTCATAAACGACGTAGTATCCATAGATTGGTCCGGATCGTAAAACTGCTCTGTTGCCGGGCGGATAAAGAGTCGCCGTGGTCACGTATTGGATCCCCTCGACATATTGGTCCATGTCGGTCTGTATCGTAAAGGACCATTTGTAGTTTTCACCAGGACTGTTCGATGCGGCCGTCAGTACGATTTGGCCTCTAAGACCCGGGAGCTGATCCACGGTCCACCCAGAGCCTAATGGCGTAAAAGGCCAGTCTGTGATTGAATAAAATGTCGCCTCTGTATTTGATGTAACCTTGTACCATCCACTAATCTCAATTGCATCTAGAGGTGCCGTCTGTATGGTGTTCTGATTCAGTCCTTGAGGACTTGGGGGAACCTTGTTTTGTTCAAAGAAATGTATAGGCGCTTGGGCAATCTTCTCGAGCCTCGCAGCCATCTACAATGCCGCGATATTATTCTTCCACATTTGGACCACGGTCGTTCCTTTGAGCGTGTTCCAATCCTCTTGACGCTTGTCGCACAGGTTCTTGAGTTTGAGAACCTCCTCTTTCGTATACTGATACGTCTTGATGTCTAGTAACTTGTCCCAGAGCTCCTCCTTGAAGTTTTCTGTACGGAGCTGCGCCTTGATATCCTCGAGGGGGATATTGAGAACCTGTATCCGCTTATTGATGACGAACCCTATGAATCTCGCCTTTTCAGAAAGCCACTTAACCTCGAGGTCGAGCTGGTTCAAAAGCCACGACTTGCGCTTCCTATAGGTCATCAATCGAATTTCGATATAGTCAACCAGAATCTCCTCAGGACTTGCGTATTTTTTGACTGCACCATTCGGGCCAATCAGGTACATGTTACTCGTGTGGATCGTCTTGGTCAGTCCGAGGGTCGACATGACCTCGTCTCCGGCGAACCCCCAGATACGAAATTCTGGAGTCGTCTCTGTCGAATGATTCTCGTACTTTTGAATAATCCCCTTGTCTACAAGGTCATCCATGCGCTCCTTGAAGTCCTGGATCCACTTTCCCGGAGGGAGTTCAGAAACGACCAGTTGGCTTCCCTCCTTCTTCACGATACCCTCCATGACCCACGTGTGCTCCTTAGTCTTTGTAATTTTACCCTTAAATCCTTTGAAATGAGGAACCATCGGCACCATAGCCACCTGGTCAAGAGCGCACTGAATGTTGTGCTTGATGATCTCCAGGTCGTATGGTGGAACGTAGCAACTGAATCCGGTGCCGATACCCTCACCGCCATTCACGAGAATCATAGGGATGACCGGAGAGTAAAACTCGGGCTCAACCTTTTCACCGTCATCAACAACATATTTCAGAACTGCGTTATCGAGTGGGTCAAAAACCTTTTTTGTGACCGGGCTCAGTCGCGTGAAGATGTACCTCGAACTGGCCGCATCCTTCCCACCCGCTAGGCGCGTCCCAAACTGACCTGAAGGCTCTAGAAGGTTCAGGTTGTTCGAGCCTACGAAATTCTGAGCCAAGTTGACGATGGTTCCTTGGAGCGACGCCTCTCCATGGTGATAGGCCGTGTGCTCTGCGATGTATCCAGCGAGCTGCGCGACCTTCATGTCGGTCGTGAGATTCTTCTTGAGGCACGCGTAAATAACCTTTCGCTGACTCGGCTTGAGACCGTCCGAAACGTGCGGAATAGATCGCTTGATATCCTCCGCGCTAAAGTTGGCCAAATCGCGATGGACAAAATCTGTGACGCTCAGGTTCTTCACGTGACCATACTGGATGCCCGGTGGAGGCTTGGCCATATGGTTCGTGAGCCAAACCTTTCGGTCGTCCGACTGCGCCTTTGAAAATGCCAGAGTCATGGATTCGTTCAGGTGAGGATCCGAGCTGAACGCGACTGTGAGTTTATCAATTTGCTTGAAATATTCCTTCGCCTCGGAGCTCGTGGATGTGCCTAGACCCTTGTAGTACTTCACCGGACCGCTTGCGGTCCGTGGGCCGGAGGCCCTTTCTGAAGAGGCTTCGCCTACGCCAGTCGCAAGCGACTGCCGGTATGACTCCTCAGTAAAATACCAAGTCTTTCCAGCCTTGATGACCGGAGTCACCATCGATACCACAAATCCTAGTTCTACGAGCTTTGGCCAGTAGACATGAAACATGTTGAGCACGAGACCCTTGATGTGACTTCCGTCCAAGTCCGCATCGGTCATAATCATCAAACGACCATACCTGAGGTCACGGAGCGAATTGTAAACCTTGCCGTGCTGAAGTCCAAGAATCTTTTTGAGGTTTGAGAATTCTTCATTTTCGGTCACCTGTTTCACAGTCGCGTCTCGCACGTTCCTGGGCTTTCCCCTGAGTGGAAAAACTCCGTAGGCGTTTCGGCCGACGATACTGAGGCCCGCGATGGCAAGAGCCTTGGCCGAGTCACCCTCAGTGATTATGAGTGTACACTCGTGAGACTTGTGCGTCCCGGCCCAGTTTGCGTCATCGAGCTTGGGAATGCCAGTGATTCTACTCTTCTTGGACCCGTCCGTCTTTTTGAGCTCCTTGTCCACCTTGGCGAGCCCGAGAGCCAAAAGGTCATCTAGGACTCCTGTCGCGAATACATCTTTGATAAATTTTGGCTTGAATTCGATAGTCTCTGTAATTTTCGAAGTGCACTCAGCTTTTGTCTGACTCGAAAATGTGGGGTTTACGATGACGGCCCGCACAAACACAAAGAGGGACGCCTTAATCTGAGCAGGTTTGAGACCCGCGACTCGCTTATCCTTGGAAATTTCAGCCACTACTGCCGAAACCACCTTGTCCACGTGACTTCCACCCTTTGTGGTACAGATGCCATTGACCCAAGAGCACTGCTGGAAAGCTCCACTGGTCGAGTGACCCACGACGATATCTAGAGATTCAGTGTGCGTCTTTGATACGGGTACAGATCCTATGTGCATCTTGGCATAATCCTCAAGGCTCTGGACATTGAGCAATTTTGAATTAAAATAGACATTCGCCTTTGAGCACCACATCGCTGCGTCCCACGTGCGCTTCTCAAAAACTTTCAGAACGTCTCCTACACCACCGAATCGGTTCACATCCGGAGCAAACAGAATGGTAACAGAGGGACCTTCTGTCGAAGGAGAAATATCGGGTGGGCCCACCTTACTCATGTTGTGTGTCCAGGTTTGCTCGTAGACATTCTTTCCATCCGCAATTCTAATCCTAAATTGAAGACTCAGGACGTTGGCCAGTTTTGCTCCGTACCCGTTTCGACCACCAGTGACTCTCTGCTCGTCGTCATTATAATTTGAGCTGGTCAAAAGGTGCCCAAAAATGAGCTCGGGAATCCAGATTGGAGAACCATCCGTATTCTTCTCGGTCGCGTGCTTCTTGATTGGAATGGCCACACCCGTATTTTTAATTTGAATATGAAATCCTTGAGTCACCTTGACATCGATAGTCCCAACCTTTTTGGGATGTAAGGAATACTGATCGATGGCGTTGACCAAAACCTCGTCAAAAATCTTCACCAAACCGGGCGAAACAGAAATCTGAGAAGATTCAAATCCATCCCCGGTCCGAATCCAGCAGAAAGTGGGCTCGGGTGCGAGAGAGCCGACGTAAGTGTCTGGACGCTTGAGAATGTGCTGTACATGGCTGAGACGTTCATATTGCATTGAGAATTTAGAGCCCCAAGCCTTTATTTTCCGGGACAATGGTAGAGATGAGAAATGAATTGTTTGGGTTGGCTCTCGCCGCCGCGACTTTTTTTTTGTTACGGACACAACACTCATTTTTTAGCGCAGACGAATTCGACGCATATCTCATCAACATGAAAAAAAGACCCGAACGTCTTGAAAATTTTTCAGACAATTACGTAACCTCCGATTTAGGATCAAAAAAGCCTTTCAAGCGTATAGAGGCTGTCGATGGCTCCAAGATTGATATCTCGGACCTGACAAACCCCCGGATGACTCGCGGAATGATCGGCTGCTACAAGAGTCACTACAGGGTGTTCCAAGAATTATACGAAAGCGGAAAGCCCTACGGACTCGTCTTTGAGGATGATGCCGAGATGGATCGGAAGATTTATCAAAAGACTGTGGACCGTCTTGATTTTCCTGAAAATTGGGACATTATTCTTTTGGGTCACGTGCGACTCATGGATTATGAAAAGGGGCCCAGACCTGGTCTGCTTCGCGTGAGAGACTTTTGGGGTACTCAAGGGTATCTCATAAGCAGACGAGGTGTGTCAAAGATGTTACTGTACAAAGATATACCGATAAGCTTACAGATTGATGGTTTTATGAGTAAATTAGCCCGGGAGGGTAAGCTCGACATGTATGCAATCGATCCACCCATGGTGAAACAGGGAAATTTTGGGACCGATATACAGGTTTAATCGATGTGTGGGGGGCCGCCATAAAGGTGGTCGTAAAACCCTCCATTCTGGAGGATCACGTGTGCGACCGAAAACGTCACGATGCTCGCGAGACCCGCGACAACGACCGGGTCTCCGTGATTCTTTGCGACGATAATTTCACCACTGCTAATTATGAACGCAAATAGGAGTGTCTCGAGTACGAGAGCCGCCCGGGGACTGAAGCTCTTTAAGAATCCGACCGAGTAATCTGCGGGGACCTGTGCTTTATAAGCCAAAAAGCATGCATAACCTAAACCTATAATCATAATGGCAAGCATAGGCCATTTTATGATTTTCATATCCTTTGTTTCGGTTGCGTTTTTGGGCTCACTTCCGAATACTGTAAAGTATCCAGCAAACTCACGAGCCACGTTATACATGAAAAAGAGCAAGAGTCCAAAAATAAAATGTGGAAAGGCCAAGTCCGAGCGTCCTCTGCTAAATGCCAGAAAGACGCCCGCGAGACCTCCAAAGAATCCTGTAGCTATGGAATCGGTAATAAACTTTCGAGGCTTTTCCTGAACGTAGCCGCTGTGCCCATTGATGAGCGCAAGGATCAAAAGACCGAGAATCAAAAAAGCCTTTCCACCTACGGCTAATTTTGCAAATGTATCTTCAGCGTTCATTTCTTCTTACGTAGAATAAAATATCCAGTCGCCGTTGCGACGATGGACCATCCTACTATATGATCCAAGCGGTCCATCGCCTGAATCTGTTCGGGCCTAAGCTTATTGAATTCATCCCTGTATCCTTTTGGCTTGAAGGGAAGCCAAATGTACCGGCCGAACGGTACGAGCGTCGGCATAATCTTATCTTGACATTTGTACGAATAGTCGTACCATGCAAGAGCTATATACGGAAACCATATAAGGAACGTGAGTATCCAGGGATTCTTGTGAGGGAGGTACCAATATCCCCCCGCAAGAATTGCTGTGAAAACTATACACTTTATATTGAGAGCGAAAGGGTGTCCAGGAAATATACCACCGGCCATTCTTACTATTAGTTTCTAGAAAGTTTCCATGTGAGAATTAATATTATTAAAATCAAAATTGCGATGAAAATAATTTTATAATCTGGCTTGGGCTTTTCCTTTTCGGCCGGCATGGAAGTCCAGATGGCCAGTGCATCCTCGAAAGAAACTTTGGGTTTTCCTATACGCTCATTCACAATGTTGTGAACATCGACAGACCAATTGAAGAGAACATTTCCATCCTCAGAATCTGGAAAGGGATTCTCTTTTAAAACTTGGGAAAAGTGTTCACTGCATCCTGGGCATGGGAGAATGCTCGGGTAAAGCTCGATAAAGGTTTTGAGAGCCGTCGGCTCGACGTGACCCATACATACGAGATGAAGGACCCCCCAAAAGTATGGACCGAATTTAACTGGATTGATACCCATTCTAATCTTGGTTTAGAAAAAACCTCCACGCAATCTCAGCACAAGATGCAATGTCGACTCGCGTTGGATATTGTAGTCTGCCAATGTACGCTCATCCTCGAGCTGCTTGCCCGCAAAGATGAGCCGCTGCTGGTCGGGTGGGATGCCTTCGCGATCCTGAATCTTTGCTTTAACATTTGCGATAGTGTCACTTGATTCTACTTCACATGTGATAGTCTTGCCTGTGAGAGTTTTTACGAATATTTGCATTATATTTATTAAGAGCAGTTATTTTTTATATGTCGTGTTAAACTATCACGTGCTGTATATTCCTTTTTACACTTATCGCATTTGTATTTAGTGTCTTTACTAATGTGCGAAGTAACCTCGTGACGTCTGCGGTTAGCTGATGTTGGATATATTTTATCACAAAATGAACATTTATATTCTCCTTTATGACCTTTTTCTACATTTTTTAGTGCTATTTTAATTTGTTCAATTTTGTAAGGTATTTTCATATATGGCTTTATATCATCTAAAAACACGACTGCCTGACAATGATTAAGTACCCACTCATGACCATGACAAACCTTATTTTTGCTTTGTCTGATTCTTTCTCTTATAGAACCTCCCCATATATTTTGACCTATATCTAGAGGAGTTTTATCGTTCTGAGCTATGGATAGCTTTAGCCTGTTATTGTTTGATTTATCATTTGAAACACATCCTTCTCCTTCATAAAACCCACAAAACCATGCAAGAGTTTCTGCTGGTTTTTCCATCTTTCCTTCCTTATCATCAACGTTTTTAAGCCTTCTTCCTTGCGTTCCGTGCAGCTTGATTCTTCTCCTTTACTTTTGCTACAAACAGTTTGTAATTTGATGCGTCAACCTTCCCTTTGACATTTTTGAGAATAGCCTTACGGGACACGGCCGTCTTTGTCTCACCTATCCGTGCCATTACATTTTTGAATACCGGAGCCGCATTCTTCACGGGGCTCGCGTACCGGGCAATGTATCCCCGGACTGTGTTTCGATTGTTCTTGGTCAGAGCCTTCCAATAATTTGCGAATTTAGATTCAATATTCTTTTGGCGGGCGGTCCGCGGGCTAACCACCGGACTCGGCTTTTTGGGTGGTGGGCTAGGCTTTTTGGTTACTTTCTTTAATTCGGACAAAACTTTTCTCTGATTGGGCGGAAGTTTCTTCCAAACCTGTGAATATATCGCCTCTTTTTGATATTTGAACTTTGCAGCCTCCATCCGGCGTTTGGCGTTCTCAAACAGATTGGATGCTACTGGAGGAAACTTTTTACGAAGAGCCTCCACGTATTTATTGTATTCGGCCTGATTTTTTGTGTATCCGGCATATTCAAGGTTCTTAACAATTTGAAGTCCATTTTCAAAAGATTTAATTGTCTCGAGGCGAGAATTAAAAAATTCTTTATTTAGTTCTGGATTTTCCACAGGAGAACGAGCGCGAGCTCGTGCGTACGCGCGCTTAAGAGCCGCAATCTCGGCAGGTTTATACCCGTTTCCGAAATTTCCTCTTTCAAGCATATCTAAAAAGTTTGAGCGCTTGAACCTCCATTTCCACGAATTTGACCCCATGGGCGTCTTGGTATTCTTGTACTTGAGGCGACACACGGGGTTTATTCCATCAACGTAGGAATTTTTACTATAAATTACGTAATTGTAACTCGTGTAATCTATTTGACCCCCTATGAAATGATCGTATATTTTAGCAATCTGGACTAGACAAATTTTAAGGTCTGACGGGTACCACCAATTACATGGAAACATCTTCTTCTGATTCGAATCAAAGAGGTATCCTTTTCCGTCACACATAAACCCGGTAATTGCGTGATAGTGGTGCCGAACGGTACTTGGAGCCTTTGAGTTTCCGATTGTTATCGAACAGCACATTCGAGTATACGCTTTTGGTTTATAGACTGGAAGAAACCCCATGAAATCGTTTCCGCGTGCAGGTTTGCAGATTACAAAATGGGGGCTTTTCCCCTTGTATTCCGGATAGAGTGTACCATTTTGATCAGCCAGACCATAGTCTGTGATTCCCAGGTGTTTGAGAACCTTTAGAATTTCTTGCCCCGGATATGCACCCTGACCCCCCGCGTGAGCTTTTGCGGCTGTTCCGGCAAGACTCGCGTTCCGTAGAATGCTTGCAGATTTTCCCGCCTTTACAGAAATCGATCGTGGACCTGACTTGTAGCACAGGTACTGATCTAAAAACTTGTAAAAATAAATTCGTTTCGTTTTGATAATGTCACCCCTGAGCGGACACGGTGCAGCGAATTTGTCATCGAAATAAGCCTTTTCGGACGCATCGAGACTCTTGTAAAATTTTTCGAGATGATCAAAAAGTATCTTCTGACCGGCGTCAGAAAGAAGAAACCCGTTTATTATACTGAAGAACCAGCAAGTCCCTCTCGTCTGGAGGGCTCCTTCGCCACATGACATCTTAAGAATGACACACAAAAAAAACGTGTCTTGTCCGAGCCAA